GAAGTTAGTTACACAGTTAGTAACTACACCGGCACAGGCAATTTTAGCGTGCGGGTCGGTGGTTTCAGTGGTGCCAATATCACGGCTGACGGTACGTATACCGAGATTATCACAGCGGGGTCAACGGGCGGTATTGAGATATTCGCCATTAACTCAGGCATGGGTGCTGATTTCGAGAATATTTCAGTAACCAAAGTAGGTGAAGACGTAATCACCAGCCGCAAAGATTTCGTAATGCTAGAGTCATGGCATGAGGTTATCAGCGATAAGGGGGTAGTTTATCCATTAGGCAATGTGCAGTATGGCGCTACTACGTGGGAAGGTATTACCCTGTCTAATGGTTTAGTAGCCCAAGGGTACAGTGCCTTTGGTGAATGGGATGCTGTTACAAAAGGCTACGGCGCAACATGGTCAGCACTAAGCGAGGCCAACAAAGCCACGTTCTTAGCCGACCCAGAAAACAATATATATTTGAATGTCGATGGCGACTATGTACAGGTGCGCTATCGTGTGCGTGTTATTGAAGGGCTGGGTGATGATTGGTCTAATGTTGATCCGCAAAGCATCGGCATTATTAGTTATGATAGCAACAGCGCTACCAGGGTAAAAATTCGGCAGGGCAACACTACTGTCGATGATTTCAGCTCGACTATAAACTTATCATACCGCGCTTCAAACGATGCAGAGGTTGCGCTGTCAACTAAGAACGCAGGGCTTTACGGTGTTAATGACGACGCTGGTGTTGATGCCCTACGCCAGTTTTCAGCAGCCATCCCCATTGCCCTAGTGCAGCGCAGGAACCTCGGCACGTACCACCCAAGCTTTAACCCATTCGGTACGGGTAAGCAGATAAACACAACAGTTAATGGGTGGGTGGATTGGTATTCTTCTGTTGCAGAACCCGCCTTTTCAACAGAGCAGTGTTTGACCAGATTAGCCGATGGTGGCTTACGGGAAAACAACGGCGCTATAGGTGATATATCGGGTGGCACTGCCGGTGCTGGCAGACCAGACGAACTTTATTACAATGCAATCTACGCAGCAGACGTAACCGATCTACGTAACAGCGCCCGCGCTGATGATAAGAGCGTGGACTACTGGCTTAATAAAGCAGTGGCTAATGACCTGCGCCATTACGTGAATGAGGGTACGCCTTATACGGTTGTTAAAAATAGGGGTGTTGTTGAAGCTTACCCCACCAACACTCTCGCAGGTTTGGCCGTTACTGTCGGAGATTCTAACGATTTTGCTATTGGTGACTTTGTTGTATTTATAAACCAAGCAAACGTAGCAGTAACGTATGGTTATGTTTCAGGGGTGACAAGCTCATCACCCGACTACATAAACTTAACAGACACCTACACCAACGCGATAGCCAATGTTAACGATGTAGTTTGGACAAGAACCCTTGGCGACGTTTACACAATCCTAAAAGTCGAATACCAAAAGCATGAACGCGAAACTTTAACGTGGACTGATGTTATCGGTGATCCTGCGAATTACCCTAGACAATGGACGGGGGTTATTGATTGGACAACAGCGGATGGCTCGCAAACCGTGACAACGGGCAGCGTGGTAGAGATCACCGCAGCCCCAGTTGCAGGCACCATTGGCAATATTTATATGAGAATAGGTGCCGACTTAGGCCCTATTGATTTAGCTACCCTTGACTACACCACCACGGCAACGTGGACAGACCTTGGCACCAAAGCCGAGTTCTTAGCCAATGCAAAAGGCTTTGAAGGCTTCCCGCTGTTGTATGGTGAGGGCGGTGAGGACTTGATACCTGATGGCACACTTCAAGCTTTCAAAATGAGCCGGAAAGTTATCGACGCGCAAGGGTTGAATTTTACCGACGACGGTGGTGTTAATTGGACACACTCTACCACTTGGGATGCTCAGATTGAGGGGACAAATAACTCAAACGAAACTACTGATGTAATAGGGCGTGTGCGATTAGTTAACTACGAAACCCCCGCCCATATCTTTACAGATAGCGACAATGCGGCGGTGTTTGATGCTGCGATCAGCAACGCCAAAGCAGCCCACCATAACAACATCACGAATGGAGTCATGCTTTCTAGTGAAATGATAGGCAAGATTTCCGTTAGCGGGGTATCCCCTTACGCGGCTACCAAGACCCTGGAGGATTATGTTATTACCTCTAGTTTGAAAACGGATGTTAACTTCAAGCCTACCCACACCACAATAGGATTATCAAGCAGCACCGTATCGCCTGCGGTTAAGAGTTTCGCCTACCAAGTTGAGGCCAGCAATCAGCTTATGCTAAACGCTGTTTATAAAGAGATGATATTTGATGTTGATTGGGGGGATGATAACCAATTCGTTATTACCGATGATACCACTGCAGCAACCGACGATAATGGCAACACTATCTTGGTGGGTACCAAACAAACTAAACTACCATTCTTTGTAAGGGAGGAATCATAATGCCTAGTTATTTACAGGCTGTAGCGATACTTTTAGTTTTTTTGGTGCTGTGGGGCGGCTGGTCGCTCCGCAAAGAAAACCTGAAAGAGTATTTTTCAACGCATGACGGCAAGGGCATACTAAAGGGTATTGTTATTGTTGTGGTACTATTCGCCTCTATTGCATTATTAACAGGTTGCAGCAGCGGTACTTTCTTTAACGATGCTAGTATATTTGCAGGGCTGGACTACACCAAAAAGGTTAGCCCGCAATGCGCCCAGGGTGGTGTAGATGACCACAGCACAAGCAATGTAGGGTTGGATGTCAATGCTTACCGCTCAAACGATGGAAGGGCAACCGCTGGGGCAAAGTTGACGCACCACTCATGCGCCTTTGGTAGAGATTCTAAATCATACGACGCCCTAGGTGCGTATGCTGAATATAAATTTTGGAGCAGGTGGTAATGACTGATTTAGCATATTTTGAGCAAACAAATAGCGTACTTGTTAGCGCCCCAGAATACAATGAGGACGGCGAACTGTCGGCCCCCGCTGTTTATGAGGACGTTGTAAGCATTAAGCCCAGGCCAGAGTCGAAAACCCTAGCCGATGTTGATCGGGTCATGGCTAAGCACACACCAAGCAGGCCCGATGTAATTTTCGGCTGTATAGCGCTTTACCTTGATGGCCTCCAATGGGATTGGCTAGAAAGCTATCAGGTATGGGTTGATCGTGCGGCAACGGCTGAGGCGTGGAACGAGGCAAACGCGGGCACGCTGTCACACGTTGTCACAGAGCGCGTGATTAACGACGACGAGACAATAAGCTATGTTGATACTGAGGTATTTCATAGCGCTGTAGCTATCCCTATCGAGCCCACAAGGCCCGATGTGCAAACCACTACTGATTGGTTTGAATCGAATATAAACTACCGCGACGAACGCCAAGCACGCTATATACGCGAGCTGAGCGAGGAGGGTACGTTTGAGAAGACCATAGGCGATATGCTTGATGCCGTTGTGGAAATGCTGCTACTGGGAAACAGTGACAAACTGGTAGGCATAGCCACCAAAATAAATAATATAAAAACTGATATACCAAAAAGGGGTTAGTTGATGAATGGTTACAAAGGCGAGACTTCCATAGAGCTTTACGGTAAAAAATACCCAATGACGTTCAACATGAATGTTATCGCGTCGTTTGAAACAAACACCGGTAAAGATTTCAACAACACGGCAATCAAAGCCATTAACGCTTATAAGAACTCCGCCGATGCCGGCTCGGTGGCTGAGCGGGCCGAGATAATGACCGGCGCTATCTCTATGAGTGATGCGGCGTGGTTGTTCTTTTTGGCTGCTAAAGAGGCTGATAAAGTTGTTGAGTTTGAAGAAATGCAGGAAGCCGTGATGCTTGAGGGCTTTCTAGCCCGCGAACATGACGATGGTGAGCTTATAATGAGCTACCCTATTCGGTTTGTTGAGGCGGTATCATTCGCGACAATCGGCATACTGGATGATTTAAAAAAAAAGAAAGTGAGCGAATCAATAGAAACCAGTTTAAAACCTTCATAGAACACAATCAAACAGTGGAGCCTATAGGCATTCCAGAACTCTATAAAATGGCGGTGCTGACATTAAAGATAAGCAGCGCCGAGTTTTGGGGTATGCCGCTTTTTCTATTGTCTGACCTGCTATATACTAATGCGGGCGCAACACGCTCCAGGGGTATGACTCGTAAAGAGCTGCTCGATATGGAGCGCGAAGCTAAAACCAAATACGGATGGGTCTAGGTCATGGCAACTGTAGAAAAATTGATCGTCGAGCTTGATGCCAAAGTCGATGGCTACGTCAAAGAAATGAAGGGGGCCGAAAAGGTAACTGACAAAGCCACCAAAAACATGCGACAGGACACTGATAAAGTATCTGAGGGCTTCGGCAAAATGTCGTCGTCGGTCAAGGTGGGTGCAGCAGCTATAGCCGCAGCAGGCGCGGCGGCTGTTGTGATGACCAGAGCTTTAGCTCAGAACGCAATGGAGATAAAGAACAACGCCGCCATGGCTAGGACGTCCGTTGAAGAATTCCAGGAGCTGGCATTCGCCTATAGCTCTGTAGGTATCGAGGCCGACAAGTTTGCAGATATTTCCAAAGATGTAACAGACCGAATCGGTGATTTTCTTCAAACAGGTGGCGGGCCGCTGGCTGATTTCTTCGAGAACGTAGCCCCGCAGATTGGGCTAACCGCAAAAGAGCTGAAAGGCTTGAGCGGTAACGACGCATTACTGGCTGTTAAAAAAGCAATGGACGATGTGAACCTGTCAGCAGAGGAGCAAACATTTCACCTTGAAGCCATAGCCGGGGATGCCTCAAAGCTTATTCCATTGCTTGCCAATGGTGGCGCTGAAATGAAGCGCATTGCAGCAGAGTACCGCCTATTTAATACCGCCCTTTCTGAAACTGAGATTGAACAGCTAACCGAAATTGACCGCAAATTTTCCGCAATTGGTGAGAGTATCACCACAAAGGCCAGTAAGGCCGTGGCGTTCTTTGCTGATGATATAGTTGATTTGTCCGACGATATGCTGGTGGCGCTGGCTGAGGTAGAGGGGTTCTTTGCTAGTGGGGAGTTTAGCGCAAGAGTTGAGGCGCTTGGCACGCTATGGACGTCAGCGTTTGATCTTGGGCCAGCGCTAGAGCTATTTAAGGAGGGCACTGGCAGCGTGAAAGGGGAAACCCAGCAAACCATTGATTTTTTAATGGATGCTTTCTTGATGTTGCCCAACAACATCGCCGCGATTATTAAAATATCAGTTGAAGAAATTGGCAACATGCTCCGCGAGATAGAAGAAAGAGCGCTGGAGGCCCGTATAACATGGAATGAAGCATGGGGCGACGACGAGGAAGCTAGCCTATTAAAAGCTGAGCTTGGTCGCCTTCAAGAGTTCGATGCTCTTATGGACGAATCCAGCGCTGCCGTTATTGACGACATACTAGCCAAGCGCGATGCCGATGCCGAAGCGTTCGAGGAATCGATGGAGCAGGCCGACGAACTGGGCGAAAAGCACGCCGAGATTAAAGAGGCGGCGCACGAAACCGAGCTAGAAAACATAGAGGCCATAAACGAGGCGAAGGAAAAAGGCAGCAAGAACAAAGACGCAGACCCGATTAAGCAGGGCGAAAAGGAGGCCAGCTCAGCTAAAAAAACGAGCGGCTTAATCCGTAAGGCCGAAGACGAAAAAGTAAGAGCTAAACAGGATTCAGTGAATACAGTGGCGGTGCTAAACTCCGCACTGTTTGAGGATAACAAGGCTGTCGGTGCCGGTATCGTTGTTGCTGACACGGCAATAGCTATCGGTAAGGCAAACGCTCTAGGCTACCCGGCAGCCATTCCTGCTATCGCATTCGCAGCGGCCACGGGCTTGGCTCAGTTGGCAGCCATCAAAGGTGCTTCAAAAGGTGGCGGCTCAATTAGCGGTGGCAGCGGCTCAATAGGTGCGGCCCCCACGGGTGGCTTAGGTGGTGACGACGACGACACTTCCACTCTAGCCGTATCAACATCTGGCACCGAGAGCGTGGGCGGGGCCGTGATAAGCTTTGCCAGTGATAGCGGTGATGATTTCATGGATGCCCTGGCAGGTAAATTTAATGAAGACATAGCCAGCGGCAAAATACAAATTAGCCAGGGCGGTGAGGCCACATAATGAAGCTTACAAAATCTAATTTAATAGTCGGTGTTACGCCCTCATTAATAACCGGCGGCGGTAGCGGGGCATTGTCTGAGCTTACCGTTCCAGATCACAGCCTTGTATACACTGGTGATAATACCGAACCGCTAGAATTTAGCTTCGGCGCTGTTACGTGTGGCTATGTTGCCGTGTCAGGGCATAACGTGGCGGCTGGTGAGATTACTATACTGGACGGGGTCACTACTATTACCACCGTGACAACGGTACGCACCAATATTATTATGGTGACATTTGAGCCGGATCAGGTATTCACCGACCTACGTGTTCGCCTTGATAATGATGAGAACGAAGCAATAACAGTATCCTACATTGCGGCGGGTGACTTTATCGATGTGCCAAACGGTGGCGAGCAGGGCGGCTATGCCCGCAATTGGTTAGCGCGACCGTTTAAGAATAAATCAGCAGCCGGTAAAAATGCAGCCCCCACTGCTGTGATTAGGAACCGGGCACCGCTCAAGGGTACGCTACAAATTGCTAATGCCTCGACAGTGTTTAGCCGTGGCGATTGGCAAGAGTTTTACGATTACGCAGAAAGCTCCCCGTTCTTTATTCGTGAGGTTGATAGCCTACCAGAATCGACGGTTATGGCGTTTGAGCCAAAACTAGAGGCTCCAAAGGCTCACGGGGCAACTAGAGCGCTAGATAAACTATCGCTAAAATTCAGCGTCTATAACGGGCTTTAACATGTCAAGTTTTGAAACTACAAAATCGCAATTTGTGCAGGATCATTTTGAAATTATAGCGATTGATTTGCCCGCCGTGACTGGCACTTGCACGTTTGAGGGGGGCAGTGGTTACGGCACGCCCAGGACTTGCGACCAGGCGACCAACGCCACCGCGACGTATAAATTTACCAACGACGATGCGCCATTGCTGCCGCATAACACTGGGGCGGAGGCAGGGGGCATTTTTAGGTGCATCAAATCAATATCGGAAACACCCACAAAGATTAAGCCGGGAAAAGGCTTGGCAGCCCGTGGCACGCTATCGATTAAGTTCACCGATTTTTTAGGCGACCCGAACCCCGATGCCCCAGGCGTAACCGACGATGTAAAGGCGCAAGGTACGTTTTTCGGTAAGCTCGCAGCACGTAACAACCTAGTAAATGCAGAACTTAGGCTTAGGCTTTACCGGGTAGAGTTCGGCGGCGGCGTTGATATACCCAATGGCGACGAAAAACGAACGTACATTATTAGCTCAATTACTAATGATGGTCGCGGCGTATGGACTATAAAAGCCAAGGATCAATTATCAGTTGTAAACTTTGATGATTATGAATGGCCACCCGCTAATGACTACAGTATAAAAAACGATATTACCAACAGTGTAACTACCTTTGCAGTATCGACAACCTCCATAATCGCGGCTGGTAACATTATCCGTATTGGCGAAGAGCTGATGAAGGTATCGAGCGTGGCCAATATAGGCACGGCCTCGGCCACTATAACGGTGGGCACCCGTGGCAATGACATATCGAAAACGAATTTTTTATCTAAAACGACAAAGGACGAGCACGACGCAGGCGACGAGATTTTTATTTGTGATTATAACGATGACGAGCGAATCGACGCATTTTTAAAGCGTGTGTTAATTGCCGCTGGCGTGCCCACTGGCTTGATACCTATAGCTGATTGGATTATCGAGCTAGACCAATGGCTAGCGGGAATCACGCTTAATACTATCTGGACCGAAGCCGACGATGTTACCAAAGTAGTTTCTAGTGTATTAAACGATTTCCTTTTGGATATGTGGTTTGATCCCGTTGATGAAGAGGTGAAGCTATCGGCTATTAATGTCTGGAAGTCTTCAAGCCGGGTGCTTACTGAGGGTGTAGAGATCGATTTTAAAAGCATTAAGGTGGTGCCGGTCGAAGAGTTGCGGGCCTCCAGAGCGGTGGTGGTATACAACAAGCCAAATCTTACGGCCAGTGATGACCTACCAAGCTTTACCCGGGTGTCAATATTCACTGACCCAACGCTAGAGACAGCCGACGAATACGGCAAACCAAAAGCTAAGACGTTCCAGTTCTCGCACGCACTTACGAAGGTAAGCGCAGACGTATTGGTGCAACGGTACGTGTCGCGGTTTGGGCAAATGCCATTAAAATATAAATGGAAAACACAAGAGCGCAACCTTGTCTACAAGACCGGCGACATTGTAAATATAAACTCCGATGAAAAACAGGGTTACGATGGGCTGCCAGACGCATCCATAAGAGCGCAAATACTAGCGATTAAGCCAAGTTATTCAAAGGGGCGCGAGTATGCCGTTGAAGCGCTAACCTTCGAGTCTGCCATTGATACAACGCCAGGGGCACCACCTAGCGGATCGTTTACGCTTATCGGCAATATTATCGAGGCTAATTTATTTGTGCAGGCAGGCGCACCGGGTATAGCGGTTGATGTTACTTTTATTCTCGATGCCGCTACCGTAAGTAGCACTAGTGTTGATATAGCTTCCATTGTTGCCGGTGCGTTTGTGGCCGGCTCAACCATTACCATCATTATGATTAACGGCACCGATTGGCAGGGCAAAGGCGGCAGGGGCGGCTCCACTTCTGACGGTTACAGCGGGCTAGGTGTTAATGTTGTTGAGTCAGAATATGGCGGTCTGTGCTATGACGCGCAAGGCGTTACCACTGATATTTATTTCAGCGGTGCAGCGCCGGACGCCCATACAGCCGATGGTTATTTGAGAGCTCCCGGCGGCGGCGGCGGTTACGGCGGGTACTGGGAATCGATACCTCCAAAAGCCAAACCCCTCCACGGGGGGGCGGGCGGAGGCGGCTGCGGCATTAATGTCGGCGTGGGCTTTGCGGATGGTGACACGATCGGTAACGGCGGCGCAGGCGGTACGGGCAAAACTAGCGGCAGCTTTACATCTGGCGACGGTGGCGCCGGTGGCGATTGGGGGCAGGCCGGCCAAAGTGGCGACCCAGGCACCGCAGGCAATCAAGATCCCGGCGGCGCAGCGGGCCGAGGCATAATAAAGAATGGCGCAACAGTAACTATTTACGGCGACACGCCAACGAGATTTATAAACGGTACAGGTGACACAATATAATGAGTGATTTTGAATTAAGTGCCCGCTCCATTGCGCGGCGTGCCGGGGTGGATAAACGACTAATAGAGATAAGCGACTTGGCTATAAAACTGACGGTTATTGATTTCGGGCACCCTGAACATGCGGGGCTACGAACAGCCGACGAACAAAAAGCATTGTACGACGAGGGTGTGAGCAAGTGCGATGGCACTAGAAACAAAAGCTATCACCAGAGCGGTAAAGCGCTTGATGTTTACGCTTACGTGGATGGCCGGGCAAGCTGGGAAACCGAACACCTGGCAATGGTAGCCTGCGCGTTTTTGCAAGCGGCTTCTATTCTTGGCTACCAACTTGAGTGGGGCGGTTTGTGGCCCTGGGATAAACCACACTTTCAATTAATTGGAGAGTAATATGTCATTCATTGGTAAGTTGCTAGGAACAGAAAAGGCAGTTGATTCGCTACTGGATAAAGATAAGGGCTTATTGGTTCGAGCTGGTGGCTGGGTTAATGACCTAAGCTACACCGAGGCCGAAAAAGCAGAGAACACCCTGCTAGTAAAAGAATGGGGGCTTAAACAATTATCCGCGCTTGAGCCTTTCAAAGTGGTGCAAAGAATAATGTCGTTCGCCGCTTGCTTCATGTGGCTGCTTGTGGGGCTGAATGTTGTTGCGGCTATGTGGGTCGAGGCGTTACACCCTGAAATTAAAATTAGCGAGTCTATGTTTAACTTCGCCTCAAGCGATTATGTTTTTTGGCCTGTGCTATGCGTATTTGGTCTATATATGAGCGGCGGCGTTATACCAAGTCGTCTGAGGTGATGCTATACTTGCACAACTGGCGCTTCTTATTTCGGTAATAAGAATAAAAGCGCCCGAAATTGGAAGGCCGTTTAACTTTTGGGAGTGTGTAAAATGGCCTATTTAACCCTAGCGGTTTTTATGTATGTACTAATTGAGTGCATGGTCAGTCCCATATGGAAAGGGCGGCGCGAGCAAGTACGCATTATGCAGGTTTTATTTGCTAATGTGTTCATCGTGTCGATGATGGCTGCGTTTTTCGCAGTCGAATCAATTTTGAAGAATGAGCAGCTTTCGGGAATTGAGGGGGTTGTGTTAATTGCTTGCGGCATTGTGTTTCACCAACTTATATGGATTTTGCGGCGACGCAAAATAGTAGGAAAAGACGAATATGCCCGGTAATTTATTGAGTGAAAATGTTGGCGAAATAGTTAGCATGGTCGAAACCGGCATTATTGGAATGCTGGGCGGCACTGTTAATTATTTCTATTCAGCCGAGAAAGGAAAAAAAGCCATAGGCTTTGGTTCGTTTGCGGTTAATGCTGGCCTAGCGTTTTTTGTGGCGTTTGAAATGGGGGAGCTTTTGCCCGCCTCAGATTATCGCCACGGGATAGCAGGGCTTAGCGGTTATTGCTGCTACCCTATTATCGGATTACTTGAGGCGTGGATCATTAACGCTGTTAAGCGGTTCACGAATCCTAGTAAAGAACTGGACTAAAC